TGCTGTAGGGGATATCCACATCTCTGAGGGCAGGCGCGTCCAGCAACAGGCCCCGGACGTACTTGGTCTTGTTGGCGGGCTTCGGCCCGATATACCACGGCTGGGTATCATACACCCCCTTGGCCCGGCTCGTATAGACTTCCCCGTCGACCACGACGCCTTCAAGCTGGATAGACATATCCGAGCCGATACTCATGCGGTCGAGACGCATGTTCTCTTGGCGTCCTTCAAAGTTTATTTGCAGGATATCGGAGGGTAGGGTGGCGAGGTAGCGTTGTGGCAACCGGAATGCAAAGCTTTCCCGCTGGACCCAGCTTTCGTACAGGATGCGTTCGGACAGGCGGGCGGCTTCCTTGGCCGTCAGCCACAGGGGCATTTCAATCGACTTCTCAGAGACGGACCCCATGGTAGCATCCGGGAAGCTGGTCCGGCGCGCGCCCTGCACTTGCAGCTTGTCATCGAAGTCCGGGGTCTGGCATTTGATGAACAGCGCGCGGGGAGTTTCAAGCTCTTGCCCACGGGCTTCCTCAAATACAGATTTGTTCCCGGACTGCATCAGGTCCCCCTCAGGGATGACCAGATCGGTAACTCCGGTGTAAATCCTGAAAGTGATCTTGCCGTCTTTTTCCACCCCGAAGAAATTGAATGCCGTCGCCAAGGGCTCAAGAGCCCGCCTGATGGTCATCTGACTGGCAATGAGGTAGCCCCGCACCCGGTAGGGCTCAAGCTCTGTGGCGTCGATATCAGCGAGCGTGAGGCGGCTTCTGGTGCAGAGGTCTTCCACCACCGCCTTCAAGCTTTCCGTACCCCGGATAGATGGCGCCAAGAGATTGTAGCTGGTCCCGGTGGTAAGATAGGTCTGGGTCACGCCATCAAAGAAACCGGAGGTTTGAGGCCCGGATATTTCAGGGTCATCCCCGTAGGGGTAATCCGCAGCGCCATGCGCGATCTCGACAAAGTTGCCGGTTTCGATCTGGATCAAATATCCGGTGTTGGCCCCTACATTGGACACCCGAAAATAGGAGTTACTGCCCACCGTCTCCGACCCCAAAGATAGAGTGTCGGTATTGTTCCGGGCAGACCATTCTACTCCGGTTCGCTTCCATATCAGAGACGGGTTGGCATAGTTGTTCGCGGCGTCAAGGAACCAAACTTCGGTGCTTTCCTCCACATCATTGTCAACTATCAGATAATCCCGTGTAGGATCGTATTGAAGACCCCCTTGGCCAGCATACACAGAAGTCGTTCTTTTGAGTTGGTTCAATTCCCCTTTGGGGTATATCAGCCCATCTAGGTTACAGGTAAAGATCATGAACCCGACTTTGCCATCATTCGCTGTGGGGGATGCATTGCCCACGGCCACAATCACATCCGTTTCACCCTGACGCTGTTGGCCTTGGATTACGGAGTGTATCCCGTTGTAGGGGGTAGACGTACTATTGAAGGGATCGGTTTCGTAAGCTAACTGGTCAGGGTCCCCGGCATAGCCCCCCCGCTTGGTCCACCATTCCCACCAGCCTTGCGCGTTCACGTACAGGAACACCAACCCTGCGCCGTCTATATCCGTGTTAGGGGTCTTGCCCCCGACAACGCCATATCGCCGCCCGGTTTCCCCAATGACTTCAACCCAATTGCAGGCCCGGCCCACATCGACCTGATAATACCATTTTTGGATGAAGGGGTCGTACAGTCGAGTGACATCCGAAGGGGGAAACGCCACAATAGAAGTGGTATCCATCGGCTTAAGAGTGGCTTTGTCCAACAGGATCAAGGAGCCCCCAGCACTACCGGAGGTATTCCACACCGCGATCCAAGGACCGGAAGGGCCACCAATGAACCGGCGATGCTGTGCGGTCACATTGATATCGGTTTTTCCCTTGCCCGACTGGTTGAGCCGGAGGTTGGTCAATTCGCTGATCTTCTTGGACACCAGCTTTTCGCCGGTAAGGGGGTCCACGATCTGGTAGTAATGGGTGTTCTCGTCAACGCCTACCCCGGTGTCCCATGTGCGCGACAGAAGCAAGCGTTGCACCGGGTCCCAGATGCAGTTCATGTTGCCGGTAAAGGTGCTGACCCGGATATCGTAATTCTTTTTCGCCTTGCCCAGAACACCAGTGCTGTGAGCGACCACGAACCGAAAGCGCGGGATGCGATTACCAAATTTCTCAAGAGGCAAGCGGTTAAACACGACATAGGCCGTGCCCCGATAAGCCGGGCAACTTCCTTCGCCTACCACCGCTTCAATGATCGGGTCCGGCAGTTGGGTTTCCGTGCCGTTATACACCGTGAAATCGAGGTCTTCCATGATTGCCAGTTCGGTGTTCGTCAACGCGCCCGGCGATGCGATCTGGACAAGATCATTGAGTTCTTCATCCGTCAGTGGATTATCGTCGTCTGCATAGGCGTCTTCAAGTTCTTCCCGTGCTTCCCGCTGTTCAGGGGTCTCGTCAACCTGCACGTCATAGATCAGTTTGCTATCGGCATAGATGCGCAGAATGCGTTCAATCGGACGGCGGGACAGAGCCACCGCGAAGGTGCAGAAATAGGTGTATTCGATGTTCTTGATCTTGGGGGGAAAGCCCTTGCCGGGGCGGGATACGGTACGGACTTCCTCAATGTCTTCCCCCCAGATCACGTTGCCATTGGTCGTTACCGCGCCATAGGTAAGCGGCACTTCACTACCATAGGTGGAGGTGGTCAGATTGGTGCTTTCAATGCGAGGCCCCTCGTTCACCTGCCAAGGCGTCAGAAGATAGATCGCATAAGCCACCGCAGCCTGTAGCGCGATGTTGAGTAGAATGCCGCCGGGACTAGCCATCCGCGATCCCCCTGTAATCCCAGACACCCACCAGTTTGCGTCCGTGCTGATGATGATCCAGCTTGTCGGTCGTCACTTTTCGACTGGCGGCGAAGGCATGAACGATAGCCCGACGAATTGGGTCCGTTACGATCCCGGCATGATAGGGCGATCCGAAGTAAGAGAACACCGCGACTGAGCCCAGCCGCAGGTTGGTGATAGGTGCCGGGTCCATATGCGCCCGGAAATGTTTGAGCATGGTGCCATCCGGTTCCCGGTTATAGGGCGGAATTTCCAGATCATCAGGGCACAGGTGGAAGTGTTTGGCGATTACGATGACCAGCCCGACACAATCCACCCCTGTCTTGCGAGAACGCCCGAGATGCTTCCAGCGTACCCCAAGGTAGCTCTTGGCCTCAGCCGCGATCATGGCGCGTGTAACTATTGAACTTGAGTTCATCAGGACGGGTCCGGGTAATTGGTCAGGTAGTCATCTCCGGGCACATGTGGGAAGCCCCGGAAATTGACGGCATTGTTGAACTTGGAAGCACAGGTGGCGATGGTCTTGTCGCACCCCGGATAGATGATGAAGGTGTCCCCAACTTCCACGTTCTGATACGCCCTCAGCATCAGGACAATATCCACATCCAGTGAGCTATCCATATTAAGCGATTTGATCTCGTGAGTATTCCCATTGTTGAGGCCGGATGTAAACGTGATGATCCCCCCGTCGAACCACGTTGGATCGGTGATCAGGCGGGGTTCACTGTCACTCAGGGTTCCCCCAAGGAACCGGCGGTCAGGGGCGGAGATAATCGTGCCTGACACATCCCAGCGCTGCACAGCCGTCCAGATGGCATAGCCATCCGAAACGGTGTCCCCGGTATAGACATCGAAGGCGTATTGATCGAACGAGACTTCCTGTGAGGATACCCCCGCCGTGGTACACCGGAAGATCACATCGGTGATGCCCTGCACCATTACTTCCGATCCCGCCAAATAATAGGTCCCACTCACGCGCTCAGGGATATCCGCGAACTTGAGAAAGCGCCCGCACTTGGGCGACCCCAGATCGACAGGGCATCCGGGAAGATATACCTCAGAAGCGGTCTCCCCCAGCGCCTCAGTGAGCCCACGAAGCTCTGTGTCGAACTGCCCTAAGTTATTCTGCTTGATCTCCCCAAGCCACCCACGGCGGCGCTGTATGCCCCCTCCGTCCGGGTCCTCATAGTTGAGGATCGTGATTGTGACCTCAGCACCGTCAAACTTCCCGGCGCGGATATCCCCACGACTGATAGTGTCTGTGTCGAGAATACCCTTCACATCCATATTGTCCGGGGACAGATCAAACTTGTCGTCAATCGAAGATCGGTCGTAGCCGATACCCGGCTGGTATAGATTGCCCTGAAACCGGATGCTGGCGTCGTGGTCCGTGAAATAGAACACCACCCCATCAACCCGCGTGATCTTCCACAGGGTCGCCAGTGTGGTGACCTCGCCTTGCAGGTGGGCGGCTATCCGGGTGCCTAGAGACAGGGGCATTACAGCTTCAACTCCACGACTGGCAGGCCCGGAAAGCTGATGACCTCCCGTGTGGTGATGACGGCAGAAATCTGATCTGTGTCAAACCGCACGGGTATGTCAAAGTCCCCGGTCCATGTGATGTCCCGTCCATATTCCGGCGCGCTGGTGAACACAATGTACCCGGCCACGGTGTCCAGCGACCAGCCGGTGGTGACCTCCACCCCATCCGAATACACCTTGAAACCTGAGGCCACCGGCTTGTAGATGACCTTCTCGTAGTAATAGCCCCCTTCATCCGTGTACCGATATTTCAGCCGGAAATAGGTTTCAGACCCCTCGGCCTGTTCATCCGTGGGCTGTTCCGTCAGGGCTTGGTAGTTGGACCAATCCCGGAAGCGGAAGCCACGCGCCCGGCCCCGGCGGGCCAGAAAGAAGTTGCGCACCAGCAACGCATCCGCACGGGTCTGCACCCCATAGGACACATCCCATGTGCCCCGTTCGAACTGCCAGTTCTGGTTCCGCTGTTCCAGCCCCGAAGACAGGGTGTTGATGGTGGTGTTGAACGCCGGGCCACCACTGGCCCCACGCTCCACATCGGTGGGCAATCTGATTTCATCGAACATCAGTTGTTCCTCTGGTTGGCACGGGACAGGACCCGGTGCATGTCAGCGGCGATCTGGCCCTGCGTCTTGCGGAAGCTGTCGGCGTCCGGGGTGGTGATGTTGAAGGTGACGCCCCCGCCGCCCATACGGTTCACATCGCTGCTAGAACCGGCACCCATGCCGCCTAGGTAGCTTGGGCGTGCACCACCCGCCCCCACCGCTGTTGCCAGCGAGGCAGGCCCCCCAGAGGCCAGACGAGCCAACCCGCTACCGGTGCGGTCGCGGTTGATATAATCTAGGAACGGGGCGTACTTCTGTGCTGAACGTGCGTTCACAACGAACTCTTTGTTGGACAGAGCCGCCAAGATGCTGTCGCTGGTGGTGCTGCCCGGACCCTGAACCCTGCCACCCTGTGCGAACCCTAACAACCCCTTGAAGATGTCCAGCGTGCCCTTGCCACCCGTACCTCCCCGGCCATTGCCGTTGATGCCAAGGAAGTCGATGATCAGCCGCTGGGCTAGGAACTTTGCAATCTGCTTCAACAGATCGGTCAACAGCTTGCGGAAGTTCAGCTTGCCGGTGGTGACAAACTCCACGATCAGATCGGTCAGCCCGTCCAAGGCGCTTTTCATGAAGTCACGCGCGAACTCGGCATTGGTCTGCACGCTATCAGCGAAATCCTTGAAGCCAGCCTTGGCCCCTTCAACAAAGCTGTCCGCATGGATACCGGCTTCATCCAACTCGTCGGACAGTTCAGATACAGCCTGCGTTGCCTCGTTTGCGGCCTCGGCTACGCCGCCCCCTGTGGAGCCACCGGTAGAACCCCCTGTAGGACCCCCTGTGGTGGTAGGCGTGAACTGTTCGTTGATGCCAGTCACGACATCCGATTGCGTGGCCCCGCCCGTGAAGCTGGTAAAGGCGTCCCCCAGAGTGGACAACGCCCCGTCAAATCCAGCGCTAGACCCGAATAGAGAACCCGCCGCTGAGGCCGCGTTTCGTGTGGCGGTTATGGCGGAATTTGCGGCACCAGCCAATGAGGAAAGCCCTGAACTGATGCTGCCAATCTGCCCTAGTATGCTCGCCAGTTTGTTGCCCAAGGTGGCAGCGGAAGACAGCGCCGGTCCGAACGCGGCCCCCAGAGCGGAGATACGCCCGGCCAAAGCCCCCGCCGCCCCGGTGCTGGTGTTGATGGCCCCGGTCAGGACACCCGCCAACCGAATGTTGTTCGCCTGTGCATTGGCGGCTTCCACCAGCTTGGCCACGAACGCCGCCTCGGCTCGGGTTAGGTTGGCCACGCCCCCCGCTGCATTGACAATCTCCTGTGCCAGTTGCCGCGCCGCTTGTGCTTGCTGTGCCATGCTCCCGTTCTGTTGAATAGCCAACAGTTTCAGGTTCATTTGGTCCAGTTCTGCGGACGTAAGGCCCAGCGCCTCAGACAGTTGCGATGCCTCGCCCACAATGTTCTGGAAATTCAGAACGCCTTCGTTCAAGGCAAGCTGGTTCTGCAACTCCACGATCTTCTGCATTTCCACAGCGAACGCGCCATACTGTTGCACAAGGCTGTCAAACGACACAGCCCCCGCCGCATTGATCTCAATCAATTCCGTTTGTGCCTGCACCACCCCCATCAGGTTCTTGGATAGTTCCGCCGCTGTTAACGGGACGTTGGGGTCCAGCAACACGAGGTCGGCGTTCATGGCTTGTGTGCGCACCGCGCCGATGGCAGCGTTCAACCGGTCCAGTTCGGTATAAAGTTCATCCAGACCTTCCGGGCGACCAAAATTTAGCACGATGTTCTTGAAACTGATGCGCTCGTCAATCAGCTTGCCAAGTTCTTCCTTACGCTTGCGCAGCACCGCAAGGGCGTTGTCAGCATTGGCTTTCAGAACCTCGGCACTGGACCGGCTGCCCTCCTCCCGGAACCGGGCCACGGCGTCCGTCAAGTTATCCTGTGCCACCGCAAGGACATCAGCACTGTCCACATAGGCGTCAAGGTTCTTCTGTGCGTCCTTCAAGGCCCGGTTCAGGCTCAGGATGCCCTCTATTACGAGGAACACCGCCACGCCCTTTAGGGCCTTGCCCAGCAAGCGCATGGCAGCGGCAGCGGCACCAGCGGCCCCGGCTGTACCGCTGAGGCCCGCTGCAAAGGCGGCTAGGCGTGTGCCTATGCCCCCTAGCCCTATGGTGGCCAGCGCAGAGGCAAGGCCCTGTAGGCCCCGCTTGGCCAGTTCTATGGCAGCCGTCAACGGGTTGAACGATCCCGTGAGGCCGCGCACGCTGGCGACTATACCCGCGAACAGGCGCACCACCGGGATACCCACCAGAAGGCCGAAGGTTGCAGTCAAGGCCCCTATATTGTTCGCCAAGAACTCGAAAGCCCCGGCGGCGGCTTCTGCGGCGGTGGCAACCAAGGGCAGGATGTTCTCCCCCAAGCGGCGGAACACATCGTTGATCCTGTCCAGCGACTTCCTGATACGCGCGTCGGCAAACGATTGGATTTTGTCGGCGGCTTCCTTGGCCGCGCCCGCCTTATTGTTGAACTCGTCCAAGGCGTCGGACAGTTCCCCCGTACCCTGACCAGCCAAGGACAGGACCGGGACCAGCGCCTCCACCCCACCAAATAGTTGGGCCAGCACCTCGGTGCTACCATCGGAAGCCCGGATCACATCCGAAAGGAACCCCTCAAAGCCCTTGGCCTTGATAGCGGCGGCGTCGAATTGCAGGCCCAACAATTTGGCTTGCTTGGTGGCTTCGCCCGCCGGTTTAAGGACGGCGGCGATGACAGCCCGGACACCAGTGACGGCCTCGGCGGTGCCCAGACCCCCCTTGGTCAAGGTGGCCACGGCTGCGTTCAATTCGTCAAAGCTGATACCCGCGTTGGCTGCCAGCGGGATGACCTTACCCAAGGAACTGGCCAGTTCCCCCACGGTGGTCTTACCGAGTTTCACGGCGGTGAACAGACTGTCCGCCGCGTCCTCGGCTGTCAGCACCTCCTCCCCATAGGCGTTGATCGCGGTGGTCAGAACGTCGATGGCGGACCCGATGCCCGTGACCCCACCGATGGCCAGCACATTGGCTTGCTCCACGATAGCGGTGGCGCTTTCAATATCGGATGCACCGGCGGAAATCGCCTGATAGAAGGCTTGAATTTGGCCAGCCGCCGAACCCCCATAGGTCTGCACCAGCCGGGTGGCAGCCTCGTTAAGCTGGTCCAGTTCTTGGGGTGTGCCCTTGATAAGCGTACTGGTCTCAGCCAAGGCGGCGTTGAATTGCCGGGCCTCCCGTACAGCTTTGTTCAGGGTCACAAGGCCAGCAATGGCACCCCCCAGAGCCACGATGGTGGCCACAAGAGCGGCTGCCCTCCCTAACAGCAAAGGGGAGAATATCCCGACTAGGAACGATCCGGCAATGCCAGCGGCGGCTACCCCCAGCTTGGCGACTGCGGCGGCTAGGGCTATGAACGCCCCTTTCGCCTTGCTGGCCTGCCCCTCTAGGTTTTCGGTAGCCGTCGCCGCCTCTTGGGTTTGGGCTGCCACTTCCTCGACGGAAGTGCCGATGCTCTCAAGGTCTTTACGAACTTGGCCAGCGGCTTTGCTGGCGTCGTTCTTCGCCTTGAGGACGAACACGATGTCTTGGTTCGGCATGCCTAGCCCTTCTAAGTTCTACGGCGGGCGCGCTTCTTGCCACCCTTGCCGCTGTTACCTTTCTCCGCGTCCCGCTGTTGAATGTCTTGCAGGCGGTGCTTGGCAGTCTGAACGCCATGTTCCACCGCGAGCATGAAGGGATCGTATAACATGGGCTGGTCCCTCACACCCCCTGCACTTGGTAGTATGCCTCTCCTCCAATGTGCGTGCAAGGAGAAGGCTTCTTCTTCCACCTCCGGGTGGTCCCTAAAGTATCCGAGGGGGCACAGGCACACAGCGTCGTCCCCCTCGAATATGTGTGCGTGCCTTACGGGGCTTCTGCACCCTCTGCGAGTTCGGGCGTCTGGGGGGCAGCTTCCGCAGTCTCTGTCTTTGTAGAGGATGCGTCCGAAGACTGCCCTTGCGAGTTTTTTCCTTCTTCCTCGGTGGTGGTGTTGTCCCCCATGATCTGTTCAGAGAGTTCCTCCACCACGGCCAAGGGGATCAGGCCCAGCAATTCGTCCGGCACGACTTCCAACCGGATGCCACCGCCCACGTCCCGCTTGATGGTCTTGTACTTGATCGCATCGCCGGTATCCGGGTCAAGGAAGTTCTCCCACCCCCTCAGGCCCCGGCGCACAGCCTCAAACTGCATCTTGGACTTCTCGATCTTGGTGTCCATGTCTTCCCCGGACACCTTGCCGTCTTCACCCCGTGCGAACGAAAAGCTGGTCACACTGTCCCGGATAGCGCCCAAGTCCCTAGAGGACAGGGTGCCGATTTTCCAGATTGTGGGGGTGCCGTCTGTGTCGCCGGTGAATTTGTAAGGCCGGGTCTTGCCCAGCGCGAGCGCGCGTACTGCCATGTTCCTTGGCTCCTCTGTAATCGGGTGAGGCAGTATTGGCGCAGCCGTGCCCCTATGTCAATCCGCCACGTCATCAGGGGGCATCAGCCTGTAGGCCAAAACACGGGTCTTGTCCGGGTAGTGTTCCCCGCCGCACTCATAGTCCATGGACAGATACACCTCCACCCGGCCCGGAGCGAGGTTTGAGGGCGGTTGGGTCACAACCCGCATCTTGAGTAGGCTATCGTCGATCTGCCGTGGCCTGCCGTCCCCTACCCGTTCGCCGGGGGTGGGTATGTTGAACCGGTCCGTGAATATGGGAACCCAGCTTTCCAGAACGCAATCCTTTCCCAGCCGGGTGCGGGTTAGGGTCAGCACCATGGCCACGGGGTCCCCTTGACGCACAGGCTCCTCAATGAAGGACTGGCCTTCGGGCTGTCGTATAACCCGGTCTTCCCCCGTTGCCCTATCCAGAGAAGACCGTAAAGCGTCGATGTTGGCGGTCTGCTTCCCAATCAGGGTTTCCAGTTTTTCCATCCTCGCATCGAATGTGGTGGGAGCGCGCCAGACCTGTAGGGCCTGTCGCCAGTAGGGGGTGAACACGGCGGTGACCACCGCGAGTGCGATCAGCACTGCGGTTCGGAAGCCCCACTTTAGGCTTTCCATCACCATGAAGTCTCGGATGCGGTGTCTGCCGTTACCGTTCCCGTTGCTGTCACTCATTGAACGCCCCCTAGAGTTGTGCCGTCAGATGTACAACGGCCCCCGCTACCCTAAGGTTACGGAGGCCGCTGCAATCGCTGGCCTGTGCCCCTTACGTGAACAGGATTTGGATTTCGTCGTTGCCGTTCAGCCGGGCCAGCGCGCCTTCAATCTCAAAGGCCCGGATGGAGTTCCGGTCGGCGTAGCTGATGTTCGTGATTTGGGAGTTGGGTGCATGGAACAAAACGATGTTGCCGTCCACAGTGCCATGGCGAACCCACCATTCCACAGAGGTGCCGTTCTCCATGTAGGAGAAGATCGGTTCCTGTGCGGCAAGGATGGCCTCGGGGTCATAGGATATGGTCGGCTCACGGGTGGTAAGGAACGCGCCTTCGGATGCACTTTCCTCGTTGATGCAATCCCGGATGGTGACCTCGTTGGCCATGTCCAAGGACCACGTGCTTGCGCAGATCATGGTTTCCTTTGCCCCCAGCTTTTGGGCCAGAGCAAGGGCCGCATATTCGACTTGCGCCGGATCGGTGTCTTCGAATGTGCCTTCCTTGGTGGCCTCGTCAACCTGTGCCGTGTAGGTGCCGGTGAACTCAAATTCAAAGACGGGGAACTCCCCAACGGCGGCGTTGACGACCACGGTGCCACGGGCACCCAAGATGCGGTGACGGATCGAAATGCCGCTGTCATCCGGGTACTGCATGTCTATGGTCACGCTGTCGATGTTGTCGGACGTGGGCTTGTACAGGTAGCCAATGGGCCGCACGTGGACCCAGAACACGTCCCCGGTCTCAGGGTTGTTCGACTGGAAGTCCGGGGTGAGGGTGACAATGGCCGCACCATCGTTGTCGTGCAGGGTAATCTCCTGCCCGCTGGTCAGGAGCACCTCGTCGGTGTCCGTCATGCTGATGGAGTTAAGGCCCCCGGTGGCGACCGTGGCTTCCGAGGGTGCCTCGAAGTGGGCCGTGGCCACACCAGATGCGCCACCGCTGACAATGGTGCACTTGATCTTGAGGTATACCCCGCCCGTGTAGGTGGTGCTGTCCCCATAGAAGTTCAGATCGCCGGTGTTGGCCGTGTTGGGTACGGTCCGATACACGCATTCGGCGGCTGTGTTGATTTGCTGTTCGCTGAACCCGCATGCTTTGAGCAAGCGCCCAACTCGGGGTGGGATCGCGGCGGCGGTGTTGCCGTTGGACTTCACCTCCAAAGAAAAGGTCATGCCCCCCACCTTGCGGGTCACAAGACTTTCGAACGGGCTGATGTCGTTGGACACGACCTCCCGCCGTTGCGAAGTGATGTCCGGCGCAAAGTCGGGGTTGATAACCTCGAATGCGTCAGTGGCTTCATTCAAGGCTTGCGCCTGATTGAAGCTGGTTTCCCTTGCGGCAAGGAGAAGACCGCGATTGAATTGGATAGTCATGCTTCGAGAGCCTCCGTCTTGCACCTAATCGTGTAAGCCCCGAAGCCTCCTGCTGCGAGTGGTTGAGGGCCAATATAGATCGGGTGCGGTGTTTTGACAAGCGCGATCATATCACCGCCCCTGCCCTTGGGTCCGTCCGTTTGGTACGGTATTGAATTGCAAGGAACAGGGAGAGGTCCACAGTTCGTTGCCCGGTGTCTTCCCGGTCCACGCTATTGGCCAGAAAGAAGGTGGCATAGGCGTAGCCCCCCCACTTGTTGTTCGCCTCCACGATCTCCTCAATGTCTGCCAGAACCCTATTGGCCCCGGTGCGAAGTTCGATGCCCATGGGCACGTACACCCGCGTTTGTAGGTCCACTTCTATGCGTCGGTCGCGCTTGTCCGGGGATACCACGTCGATGTAAGTTTCAGTCCCTTCCAGAACCGATAGAACATTCTGGCCCTTCTTTTCCCTGCCCGTGTAATCGGTGGGCACCACCAGCCCCCAAGTGGTCCCGCCCACGCTACTGGCAGGGGTAACCCCTTCGAACACGGCCAAGATTTGGGCGAGCAACAGTTCGCGGCGGCTTTCACTCATAGGAAAAACTCCCTCAAAACAGCTTGGGCGATTACATCGGCCAGCACATCCTTGCCCGCTAGGAATGCTTCCTCAAACCCCAACCGCTTGGGAATGGTCACGCTCTTTTTCAGCACGTACAGGGGCAGGATACCAGACCCCTGCTTTTGCCCGATCAGAAGGTTGCCCTTCTTGCTACGGAACACGAACGTGTTGGGCCAGTCCTTGGCCTTCACCTTCTTGGGGGTGCCGTTCCCGTTAAGCGCGGCGGGCAGGGGGATGGTAAGGTACTGCGCAGATTTAGGGCGGATTGTAGCACCCCGTTCATGCACCGCAATCAGGCCGGGCAGGTTGAAAGAAACTTCTGCATCCTCCCCACCTGTGACCTTTATGTTTCCATCCACAAAGTGGGAGGCCAGTTTGCCGGACCTTTTGCTCAAGGTGCCGGGGAATTGACCGCCGGGGCTGGTGCCCCCCGGATAGGCCCCTTGCACCCGTGCCGCCACGGAAGCCACGACGCCCTTCATATAGTTGTTCAGTTCCTTGCGGACGATAGGGCCGATCTTGTCCAAGTCCGTCTCAAGGTCTTTGCCCACGGCCTTCAAGCCACGCGCCACATCCCGGTATCGCTTGCCCCGCCAATCCAGTTCAAGTTCAACCCCGGCAACCATTCAATTCCCCGGCTCGCTGGCCACCGGCAACAGGGCGCTAGGGGCGTATCGGGAATGCTCTTTCCACAGGGATTGGATTTGCCTGCCCAGCACCTTGAGGTCACCGTTGTCCTCGGTCTGGAATATCTGAGACTTCTCCATGTACAGGGCCGTTTGGGACCGGGCTGCATCGGACAGCCAATCGGGCACCCCTTGGTATTCGTCATCGGTGGCCACATCCAGACCACAGTTGTAGGTGACCACCACCCACTGGTCCGCTAGGTCCAGATCATAGACGGTCAGGAGGCCCTTGGCGGCATCCACGAACAGATAGTCGCTTTTGCCGTCTTCCAGCGTGTCCTGTAGGTTGATAAGGACCGAGGTCTCGTTGTTCCGCACGTTCAGGACGCTGGACGAGTAGTAGGCCGTGAAGCCCACACTAGCATCCACGAACCCCCGTGCCAGCCGGAAGGACAGAAAGTTGGAAGCCCCGGAGGTGTGCATCATCTGCACATGGTAGATGTCCCGGCGAGCGGTGAACGTGTCAAAGTCCACGAACCGGAACTGGGAGGCAATCGCTCGGGTGGCCGCTTTACTGGCCTCCCGCACCCCATTGTTAAA